TTGATGCGCTGCCGCTGCCGCTTCACCCAGAACATTCACTCTGGGGCTGACGTTAGGACCACCGCGACCTCTGACGCTGGTAACTGAACCACCACCCATCTTCTTCACAGTACCACCGGATTTCTTTTTAGCAGCGCCACCGGATTTCATGCCTGGACCAATGCCGCGCATGGAGGTACGTCCTGGTTTACTTCCAGCTAATTGACGTTTTGCTTTCTTCTGTTGTGAAGCACCAAAGAGATCGCCATGCTGAGCAGTCAACGCACGCAATGCTGCAGGATTCTGGCCGCTAGTCGCTGCCAACTCCTGAGCCTGACGTAACATATTCTGTTGTGCGCGGCTGAGACCACCGCCCTGATACTTCTTCACTGCACCACCGGACTTCTTCTTAACCGCACCACCTGATTTCATACCGGGGCCAATACCACGCATAGCAGAGCGGCCTGGCTGATTGCCCGCCATTTGGCTTCGGGCTTTCTTTTGCTGGCCAGCGCCATAAAGATCACCGTGTTGAGCAGTAAGCCGCTGCAACGTCGCTGGGTTCTGGCCTGAACTCGCAGCATACTCTTGAGCCTGTCGCAGCATATTTTGCTGAGCTTGGCTTAAACCACCGCCTTGCATCTTCGCAATACCGCCATCCGCCATCCGCTTCATGACACGCGCTAATCGTGTGCGCTGAATCTTCTTGCGCTCTTCGGAACCCTCTGGCTTGGCAATACGCTTCTTAAGTCGTGCCGCCCTGCGCTTACGGAAAGAACCTTTTTCGGCAGCAGCAGCAGCTTTCTTTTCTGCTGCATCAGCACGCTTAGCAGCAGCAGCAGCTTCTGCCCTAGCTTTCTTAGCGGCAGCTTCAGCTTTTTTAATTCTGTTCCTGACAGCAACAGTTGTTCCAGCAGCTGCTCCACCAGCAGCAGTGCCCGCTATAACCTTGCGACCTCGTGAACGCAATGGCGCTTGAGCCACGGTTTTACCGGTTGTTTTGGATTGCACACCAAGACCTTTAGTGCGCTTGACGCCTGGCTTGGTTGCAGTCCCTACACGAGTAGAAACTTTACTTTCGGCTTTAGCGGCTGCCTCCCTCGCTTTCTTAGCTGCCTTACGGGCCTTGTTAAAAAGACTGAGTTTAGCCATGGGAGATCTCCCCTCTAGGTTGGCCTAATAGTAAACGCGTTTTTGGCGGTACATTTCTTCTTCTTCCTCGTCAGAATAAAGACTCACGAAATTACCTTGCCTGAATCTTAGAATAGCTTGGGTCATGGAGTCTACATAATCATCGTACTCACCAAAAGGGAAAGCGGCACACTCCTCAATCACTTCCTCTGCAAAAATACGTTCGGGTGCCCACACCATGCCAGCCTCAAACACGGGACTCACTGCATGCACACGGGTCACTTTGTCATTACCGCGTGTCGGTTTGTAGTTCACCACCGGAATCCCCATGGTCCGTAACTCATGGGTCAACGGAGTCCCGGTCGCCTGCGCCTCAATCAACACCATATCGGGCTTATGCTCCGTATACTGCGCCATGGCCATCGCTTTCAACTCAGGAAAGTCCCACCGACCCCGCTCAGCATCAAGCAAAATAATCGCTTCGGTCGCATCCTCATTGGGCCGGAAAATCCCCCACGTGGTAATCGCACTGTAATCCGCCGTCTCCTTCTTCGAAAACGCGGTATCGTAACTCTGCATGATGTAACTGCACTCAGGGGGATCATCCTCCTCCCACACCTGCCACCAATCGCGCTTAATAATCGCACCCTCTTCAGAAGTAGGGTTCTGCTGGTACTGAGCACTCCACTTGGAAATAGGAATCGAAGCCTTAACTGACTCCAATTCCTCCTTCTTCCAAAACTCAGGCCACAACACATTACCGGTGTCTTCAAAAATGGCAGGCAACTCGACAACCTCCCATTGATCAGCATGTACCTCGGTCTGCCGATTCAATAACTTGGCGGTCAAATCAATAGTGGACCAACGGGTCATGACAATCACAATGGAACCGCCAGGCTGTAACCGCTGGCGTGGCCCGGAGGTATACCATTCGTAAGCGGCTTCCAACAGATTGGGACTCAAAGCGTCCTGCTCCGAATGCGGGTCATCAATAATCAGTAAATCTGCACCCCTACCCGTGATGGCTCCACCTACCCCCGCAGCAAAATATTCACCCCCCTGGGCCGTTTCCCAACGTCCGGCACTCTTTGAATCTGCCGACAAAGAAACATTAGGAAACACCTTCATGTATTCCTCGGAATCCATAAGGTTCCTTACCTTACGACCAAACCGTACCGATAACTCCGACGTGTGAGTGGTCTGCATGATCTTGGTATCAGGCGTTAACCCCATAATCCATGAGGGAAAGTACACACTGGCGAACTCAGACTTGGTATGCCGAGGGGGCATGTTGACGATTAAACGTTTTAACTCCCCAGAAGCGACCCTATTCAGGCAATCAGCAACAACTCGATGGTGATCCCCCTCAATAAACTGCGGCCATATATACCGAATGTACTCCATGAAGGAGTCCCGACACTTCTCCTGATTGTTCAACGAAGAAAGCCGATCCTGCAGCAGCAAAATCTCTTTCATCTCGCCCTCAGAGAGGTGACTTAGGTTAATGGCCAAAACGATTTTTTCAGCAAATTGTATGAGGGGATTGACTATATAATACAAGAAGAAATCCTAAGAGTTAAAAGGGGGGGTACCCCCTCTCTTTATGGATTCCTCGTACCTCGGAATCGCACCCAAAAGAATCCTACGCTGTAAGCGCGCTGCACGACGCAGCCGCGTATGCGAAAGCAATAGCGTGAGCGATTGAGTTGATCAAGACGTGGTGAAAATAATTTGTAATACATTCGCCGCCGAATCGTTTTCATCATGTAACAAATGGAGAATGACAATGCATAACCCAACCGATGAAGACTTAATGGCGTACGTTGATGGCGAGCTCGACAATCAGCTCGAGCTGAAAAATCACATTGCCGCCAACATAGATAAATACTATGAACGAATGAAACCTTTCGTGTTTACACGTCGGTTATTCAACTTGATACGTTGACGACCCCGTAACATGAGAGTATTATCGAACGTGTTCGATAAGCAGTACGAACACACATTCACAACTTGGGAAAGATCATGGAATTAGAAAGAAAGAAAATAGGTGAGGTTGGAGTTGATAGCGGTAGCCTAGTTATCACAGACTCGTGCTACATAGATGCATATTGGGAAAAACCCGCAGGTGAGATTGATGGCCTTGTCGATCAAACTTGGGAAGACGACAAGATTTATCCCTACTCTTACGAAGGGGTTTTTGATGCAACATGCAATAAGAACCGCGGCGGCAATCTTGGTAAAACTCTAGGCGTTGCTTTTTCCACCGGCTATGGTGATGGACTCTATGAGGTCTACGCTACCTATCACGATGATGATGTTTTCGGGCGTCGAATCGTGAAGATAGAAATTGAAATGGGTATCACTCCTGAAAAGAAAGCTGTCTTAGAAGGAATAGAAAAAGAGGTAGCCGGTATGTGGGATGGTGACGTATGAGACTAACCGACATAACCGAAGTAAACGTTTCCACTGAGGCGGCGAAGCTCAACCAATTGGTTGGGCTTCGCAATGACCTACAGCGGAGAATCAAGAATGGCCGAACCGACACGCTCGGTTACCAATTGCTGATGCTTGAGTACGATGTTCGACGTGGTCAAAAGCGCTTGAACAATCAAATGTACCTGGCAAAAGAGCTCGTGCGTGGTGTAGTTAACATCTCGGATGATGGTTTCGAAGTTAAGAAGCACGGCCATCCGTTGATCTACTCAGCGGAAGTCTTGAGTCTACGTGAAGCTCAGCTGGTACTACGTGAAGGCAACACCAAGGAAAGGTCTAATCCGAAGTGGCATCAACAAAACTTACTGACTGTCGAGGTCGCTCACATAGGACCAGCGCATCGGAAAGCCTACGTTCGATCAACGTTTCCAGACTTATCAATGGCTGATAAATAAGGAGCTCATCGATGGGCGGCTCGAGCTAAGCTCGGGCTGCTCATTTTTTTAAACGGATCCGTTTAAAATTTTCCAGTAACTAACTATATAAAACCCGCCAGGCCGCAAGCGCCCTTGCACGCATGATAAAATGCAGCAAGGCCGCAAGCATTTATAAAAATGCAGGCAGGCCGCAAGCACTGGCGCACGCACGCGCGGATCACCACCACCAACACCCCCACAAAAACCCCCAAAACTAAACGGGGTTGGGAGGGCGGAGCGATTCCCCCCCTAAATTTCTCTGATTTTCTGCCGCTTCTGTGAATACTTCAGTACATCTCAATTCTGTTACGCGCTCGTGATACGTGCTAAAATCCTCTTGCTTTTTCACTAAGGACTAATCATGTCAGCATTAACTGATGCACGCGCATATGTTGGGGGTTTATCAGCCCCAAGCAAGATGCCATGCCATTCATACAATCTTCCCGCACATAAGTGCAACGTAGGGTCACAGCTGTCGAAGCTTTCCGGTTCGGTATGTTCCGATTGCTACGCGTTGAAGGGTCGTTATCTTTTTCCAATCGTACAGCGTGCGCTGGAACGCAGGCTTGCAACGATCCGCAAAAAAAATTGGGCTTCGAACATGGCGCGCAGCATTAACAACGCACCATTTTTTCGTTGGCACGATAGCGGAGATATTCAAAGCTTGCGCCATTTGCACAACATCGTTGACGTAGCCAAGCGCACGCCCGATACCTTGCATTGGTTACCAACGCGTGAGGTTGGAATCGTTCGCGATTTCCTACGCAATCAATCAGCACCATCGAATCTAACCATTCGTGTAAGCGGTGCCATGATTGACGGACCACGACCTAAGCATTTCGCACACACTAGTACCGTACACGATAGGACCATACCAACGGACTCGCATGTATGCCCAGCATCCACGCAAGCCAATCAGTGCGGAGACTGTCGCGCTTGTTGGTCTCAAGACGTTAGCAATATTTCTTACCCACACCATTAAATCCCTGCGGGATTGACGGATTCATGACTCATGCATCCGTCTAGAGAAACCGATGCAAGCACCCTTGCGTCGGTCAATGGGGCGCAAGCCCGCATAAATACTAAGGCGCAAGCTGGCCGCAAGTGGATCTTGTTACGCCCTCGTGCTAGAATCTTTCTGCTTTTTCATAAACTTGGGAATCAACTATGCATAAGAGAATCACTCTTAAAAACCTGAAGCATGCAGCCTATGCATCTCATGAAACGCACTGCTTTAATGCCACCATCTACTTAGATGGCGAGCGTGCGTTCAAGGTATCTAACCAAGGTTCGGGTGGTCCGAACGAATACTTTCCATACCAACGGCAAGGTGAGCGTGACTTTCATTCTTACTATCGCTACGTCAGTGATGCTGCCATGAGTTGGATGAAAGAAACCAACCCTGATTTCCCTTACTTAGATGATGACTGGGCCTGTCTAGATTTTGTGATCACTCACCTCATCAATGACCATCTGCTCTTGAAAAACATGCGCGACATCATGAAACGCAAGGTCGTGTTCTTAGATCGTGATGACAGCAAGGTTTACACCATCACGGAGAAACCCACGCCAGATAAGATTGATTACTTACGTCGTCAACATCCTAAGTGGCAACTCTTTAACGACATTGAATCAGAAGATGAACGTGTTGCCTTATGGAGACGCGCATGAACGAAATCAAAATCATCAACAACGATGTAGAAGGCATCGTTACCATCGGTTCCATCATCACTTACCGCATTGTTCTGCATGAAAAGCAAGGTGATACCTACGTCAAGATCGTGGATGAGGAACGCACGGGTGAGGTCGTTGAAATCCGTAACGGATTCTTTCGGATCGTCACAGATGTTGAGTACTTACCTGAAGTGGAATACGTGGATTTCAATTTCGTTTTAGAGATTGGCCCATCACGACAAGACATCCTTGCGGATCTTAAGCCCAAGCTAAGCATCATGTCCTTACTGGATTGGAGGAAAAAATCATGATTAATCAAGTCAACACATACGCTAAGAATAATGGCTTTGAAGAGATGTTAACTGGCGGTGGATGCACAGCATTCACCAACACATTTGAGATGCCTGATAACTCTATGTTTCTCATCACTGAAGAGGATGGTTGCAATGTTCCAGAAGCAATGGACGAAGCATGTGTCGTAGGTCGTTACACAGATGGCATGGATGTTTGTCTTGCGACTCGCAAAGGCACCTTTGCTCAATGCATTGGGATTGCCTTAGAAGCTAAAGAGAATTGGGAACCATCACCTCCTCATGGAGATCTGTTATGACTAAGTACGAAATTAAAGTACAAGACCACGACTCAGTCGTCATAGAAGCTAAAAATATTTTGGAGTTAGTTAACAAGCTTTACGCATGGATGAATGACCACTGTGCGTATGTAGATGAACTTCTATCTATTGAAACACTATGAATGATCGCTCTGATGCAGGACGTTTGCTGAACTCATTCAAGAAACGCAGAGACTTTACGTGTCGTCTCTGCAAGAAACCTTTTCAAAGCATGAATGCGTACAGCATCTGGTGCTCAGTAGCATGTCGAGTCAAAGGCAATCGTTTAGACAACGCCGCCGATGATCCTCACAAACTGACTGTCGCTGAACGTCGAGGCCCAGACTTGCGTGGTCCTCCCTCACGTAAAAAGAACCTGGTCTCAGACTAGTCTTCCTCAACGAGCTCGGCATCATCGATGTCCTCGAGATCGTCGGGCGCAAGCTCGGTGCGTTTAACCCTGGCCTCTAGCACGGGCGCAAGTTGGTTCGAATCAATGAGCTCACGTAGCCTGCTCTCAACTTCACTCCGATCCATCTGGCTGATCGATCCGTACTTCACTTCCTTCCTCTCCACCATAAGTCCTGCCAACTTAGCCCTGCCTAACTCAGCCTGGACCGCAGGCCCATAGCTCCCATCTTCCAGCGCTGCATCACGGATTGTCTGCAGATCTCGAGCCACCTTCTCAAACGTGATCTCGTATTTCTGCTGTTGGATATGTTGCAACTCGTGAATCCGATCCTGTACGTAACGGAACTTGGGACTGTTGAGTAGCTGAGTTGAAACTTCTTGAGGATGTTTGTAACCAGCACGGTGAGCACACTCGTAGTTGGGGAGATCGTGATACACATACAGCTGCACGAACTTCTGTTGCATCTTCGTAAGCTTGGGTTGTTTCTGATGGACTGGATACCGATGGTGATTGTCGGTGATGTCAGCCGCCTGAGTATTTTCAGCCATGCCTGTATTCTGACCTTAATCTTTCCCATTTGAAAACCTCTTTCAAAATTTTTTTTCTTCTACCTCTACAGTGAGAGAGAGGGTACCGAGGTGAGAAAATTTTAATTTTTCTCTCCCTCTCTTTAGAGAGTGACCCTATGACCCTATGACCCACCCTTATAGAATGCGGCCTCCAGAGGGGGTACAGTCAAGGGTCACGTAGGGTCAGCGTGACCCTATGACCCACCATGACCCACCTATATAAATCAATGACTTAGCTCATTTTCACAGGGGGTAGGGTCAAATCGAAAAACCCCCCGTGACCCTACCTAAACGGGGTAGCGCCGCCCTAGAATTCACTTTAACTTTGTCTCCTAAGTTGATTTAACTTGCCTCCCATTTGAGCTTGCCTTGAAGGGGATGTGTATCCACTCGGGGGCGGCTTGGAGTATTCCATCCACGACCTGCTGTTTGGGTTTGGCCTAGGCATTTCCAGCCTGCACCACGGAGGCTGTCACCGCTCTCACTTTCCAGGGTATAGGTGATGAGTTTTGTGTAGCCCATTGCTTTTGCAGCACGCCAGCAGGCACCGTACAACATTGAGCAGGCGTTCCTACTACCATCGGTAGCTACGCGGTTGACCTCCAAGGTCCAACCGTTATCCACTACCCGAGACACTGGCCTTCCAACAATAGCTACGCCTCTCACTTCATCCTTGTCATCGGCCACAGCGATTGAGAACTTGGAGCCAGGGACTGGCTTGTGATGACGATGATGTTGTTCCACGAAGGCGTTCGCTTCAGCTAGTGTTGTCGGTACGATTCGTAGCATTAAACTTTCCTTCAAACCGCTTTCTTGTCTCATCTTCCCAATGTCCCATGCGTAGTCCTTCGTTATCAGCACGGCCTTCCATCGGGGTGTTGACACGTTGCACCTCGAGCTTCCGCACGTAGGCCCACTGCTTAATCCATGACTCATCCACCACGTCACCGCCCGGGATGTGATAGCGATTAAGATTGCTGATGTCCTGCACGAATTCGTACGGACCTACCACTAGGTTATAGCGTGGCACTTGACGTTCCATGCATCTCCTCCTCAATGTCTAAGATCATACGACCTAAGCGCTCCACCACTTGGGGCACCACGGCATTACCTAATCCTTTAAGTCGGTCCACCCGATGGGGAACCCCATTAGCCACTCGACCCACGTCGGGTTCAGGCTCCCAGTGTTGGGCGACTGGCCCACCACTCTGCTCAGGTTCGGCGTGTTGCGATCCCCAATCCCCTCCACTCTGCCATCCTTCCAATCTCTTGCCGCCGGGGTTGGCCACAGGGCGACTGCGCTCTCCAGATCGCTGGGTTGCTTGCGTTTCTCTCGAATCAACTTCTTCGGATCGGCTCCGTACTTCGGACCTCTCGGTGTTGGCCACATCTTCACTGCTGTTGCCAGACCATCCCCGCTGTTCTTGCTCAACCCCTTGCGATTGTAGTTGCCGTTCTGGGTGGGGGTCGGCCATAGGTTGTGACGTGCCATCGTGTCCAAGCTGGGCATCCCTGCTCCCTTGAACGTTGTGCCGTCCTTGCGTTGCCCATTCTGCCCCGTTCCGTAAGGCTGGGCCGTTGGCGTGGGCACAAATCCAGACTCGATTGCGAATGTGGTGGGCATCTGCGGCACAAGCCGGAATAACAAACGCCCCTGCGGAGTAACCCGCTTCTTCCAGATCAGCGAGGCACTGGTCGAGTTCCATACTGATGATTCCAGGCACGTTTTCGCCAAGCACCCAAGCTGGCTGAACCTCCCGTATAACTCGTAACATCTCCGGCCAGAGATGGCGGTCATCTTGCTTGCCTCGCTGCTCCCCAGCGTGGGAGAAAGGCTGGCAGGGGAACCCTCCGCAAACAAGCTCAACTGCCCCTTGGTATTGTCGTCCATCGATCTTCCTTATGTCCTCATGGATGATGGCATCAGGCCAGTGCTTCTGCAGGATACGCCGACAGAACGGCTCAATCTCACAGAAGGCCACGGTCTCCATGCCTACCCGCTCGAGACCCAGGCTAAACCCCCCGATCCCGCTGAACAAATCAAGAACTCTCATGCCCATTCCGTTATACTCCCAGTGTGCATCCACCCCGATGCATGAGTGAAAAAGCACGGGGATAAGCGGTTCTTGTTTCCCAAGGCAGGGATCGCCTCCCCTTTCATACCCCACACATCCCGTCGCATTCATCCATAAAGCTAAACGTTGCTTGGCCCTCTGCCGGATCGGCTAGGTCAGCATCACGTAGGGGTGTGAGGGTTCGATGAATGTACAGTTGTTGAGATGTCCCTCGCACACCTTCTCGCACGGCTTCATCCACCATGCAGGCATCTTCCCAAGATTCAGGGTCACTGCTCTTCATCTCCCGCCATGTCGCATTGTCATGATAGGGACAGAAAGTGCATGCTGATTTGCTAGGCAACTGGTTGTACCCATGATCTTGTAACCACTCCAGGCATTGCAGCCGAGTCATATGCTCCTCAATGAGGGGCCATCGATGACGTTGCCATGCTTCTCTTGGTTCTTTCATGCGCTGCATTTCATCCCAAGAGATACCAATCCATTGTTCAGCAAGGATCTTCACCTTCCCTGCCTCATCTTTAGGTGCGCGTTGCCTAGGCTTTAGACCTACCAGATCCCTAACCTTCTTGTTGATAGGTTGGATCTTGTATTCATTGGTACATTGCCGCCGAAGCATGCCTTCACGCTGTCCTAGTTCGGAGGTCGTGTAAAAGGGAGACCCAGCGAAGCGTCCTACAAAAGAACCATCTTCGTTTGCGGTCGTGGATTCCAAGATGGACTCACGTAAAGAACCTTTGGTTACCTTGTGTACAGGGAAAGGCAGCTGCGTTTCCAGCCAACTCAACCATTCATAGACACGGGTAGGCTCAGCCTGAGTATCAGCAAAAATTGCACAGTCAGGCATGGGTGTAATCTCACCATGAGCTGCCATCAATGCCATCGTTGAAGACTGCACGCCCGCACCTAATGAGATAACAGTTAACATTACTCAACCTCCCATGGTTTTTGCATATCATTCGATGCTAGGTAATGCCACACCGCTTTACCAGGTTCAGCATACGTCTTGACCTTATCTCCCAAGTACTTCTGTACGTAGGTGACAGCATTTCGGCAAGCCTTATTACCACTTGAAAGCTCCGCTTTCTTTAATGCTTGACGTGCCAAGATCTCTAGTTCCTTGCGTCGGTAGAAGGTGACGCTATCCATTGCCCCCATAAGCACACGACCAATCGCAACCTGATCTTCCTCTGAATGTTGTTTGCCTGGAGTGATCGGTGTGAACGCATTGACCTTCCACTCACCTTCATCAAAGTCGAATGCCGCCAGATGTTCGTTGGGTTCCTGTGCATTACGTGCCTCATAGAAGAGATTCACGTCAGGCTTCTCGCCCAATAGCTTGATGCCGCTATCGAACCAGCCTGCGAAGGCGCTGCCTCCCCGTGCTGACATGAAGCTCTTGTCATCAGCCCGTTCTTTGCCGGTGTGATGGGCAACAATCACGCAGATATTGTGCGCCTCAATCAAGAGATCGATGCGATCCAATAGCTTGTGAATCTCAGCGTTGTTGTTCTCTTCTCCATCAAAGAAGTTAATGATGGGGTCGATCATGACGAGGTCGGGTTCGTGATAAGCGATCTCATCGCTGATCATCTGGATGTCACCGTCTCGCATCAGATTCTTACGTAGGCGCCCACTCGGAATCAGGTTGCTGTACCCCAGCTGCAGGAGATCAGGGTCGGATTCAAACTTCCGATAGTACATTTCAACTCGGCTCTTGATGAACTCACGGATGATCTCCGCTTGTAACCACACCACCTTAAGCGGTCGGCTGAATGGTACCCCCATGAATTCAGTGCCCGTTGTAGCAGCGGCGGCAAAGCCACCAAGCCAGTTCGACTTGCCGATCTTGGGCTTACCTAACAGCAGCACCCTTGAGCGTTGAAAGACAAAGCGATCACCCCAGTACTGCTCAACCGCGGAATCATCTAACTCAGTCCAACTCTCGTGGGTGAATACCTCTAACCCCAGCGGGTGCTTTACTTCTGCAGGCTCCGCTTCAATGGGATCTTCCTGGCTCTGGATTTCCTTGAGCTCTTCAGTGAGATCGACATGCCAGTTACTTGTCTGCCACCTCAACGCACCACCATCAACATCTTCAGGGTGCCGTTGGATATGACCATGGATAATGCTGACCGTTGTCTGCGTGACTTCGATCAGTCCCATGGGTGGGGCTAAGGTTTGATTCCAATCCTGGGCTTTGATCAGCACTTCACGCTGACCCCAGCCTTCCTTGATCCACCGGCCAACCAGCCGTGCCAAGGTATCGTTGCGTTCACCCATCTTGACTGGGTCTTCAGTCAGATGCTGCGTGATCTTCTGGACTTTGCCTTCGTTGTTGAACGCTAAGATGTTCTCAAGATCGGTTTGGTTGAGGGCAGGTAGATCGTCCATGTCTTCAGCAATGAAGTGTTCATCGATCTTCCATTCGTATCCTTTGCTGGGTGTGATCAGGACGTAGCCGCCTTCACCACGGACATCCAGTTTGTTGGAGCCAGTGGAGTTACGAACGTTGACTCCACCAATGGAGTAGAAGAAATGGGAGCCACCTCGAGGCGTCTTCTGCCTTAACGGGGTACGACTGACACCTCCCTGACTAATCCATTCGACTGCCTGATCCGAGTCAGCGTCCAAGACAGCGAAGGTAATGCCTGTGATCGCTGCCCAGTTGGCATTGGGATACATCTGGTGCCATGTCTTGACCTCTTCCCACGTAGGTTGAGCACGTTGGTAGTGCTTCCAGCTAACCCGTGGGGTC